ATTGTCAATAGCCCGTAGCCCGTGGATAGATCTAACGGCGTGGATAATTTGACCGTATCAGTCACACCTAACTGCCGGCACTCGGACAGTGTCAATGCGCTGCTGATCTCGAACTCTATGTCATCTTTCCGATTTACAAAGTTTTCGCGCGTATCGCTCATATAGACTATGTCGTTATCGCCGGTATTGTTTATCAATCCGTTGTCGCTGTAAATCTTTACCTCGAAGGATTTCATAAAGATGCTGCTTACATGAGCCAGCAGAGGCACGGAATTTTCTTGCCACTTTTCGCGTCTGAACCACGTGGGATGCCGACGGGTGACTTCGCCCCACATGGAATTGACCGGGCCTAAAATCATGAATCGAACCGCACCGCTCAACTTGTCGCTTTTGCGAACCGGTATGGCTATGCCCCGGGCATCGATACCCAGGTTGAAACTGATGTTGTTTTGCAAGTCGAATTCGGTGCCTATCAGTTTATCGCCTATTTTGGGGTCGAAGCCGATTGTGAAACATTGCTGGTAATACTCATCATCATCGGCGCACTGTTCGCGCGTCTTATATTTTTGCCAGGTGAAATCGGATATCTGGCCACTGGTGCCGGTTTCCACCACACATCGGTCGCCGATTATAAGCATACAAGCCAACACCGCGACTTTTGAAATCCTGTCTGTTCCATTGCCAATCGCACTATACCTGAATTCGTACTGTTGCGGGCCGGTTTCGGTAAACGGTACCAATCCGCGCGCGGTGCTCTGGTCCCATACAGGCTCGGCAAATGGAGTGGCGGCCTTATAGTATTTGTGGGTATAATACCGGCCATCCTCATTTGTGCGGCTCGGCACCGTCCTGTGCCACACCGCAGGATAAGGCGACTTGTCCCATATCTCAGCATCATGCAGAGGTTTGTAGTCACCGGTAAAATCCATAACAGGATTTAGCACAACTTTACCGGAGAGCACTATATAATTGGTTGTATCGGAATCGGACGGTGAGTATATGCACCCGGATGTACCTCCGCTATACACAGCACACGGGGCGCTGTTTCTAAGGCTGGTTTCGGTGGGATATGTTTTCTGTTCATCGTCCAATCCGTTACCATTCACGCTCACCACCAGATAGTCGACCATATCAATCTTAGACACCGGGGCATTGTCCGTATGATCGAATTTATTCTCTACCTTGCCTAAAGATATGATAGCCGCGCATGATGTCTTCGGCATAAGGTTCGGCAAAACCTGCTGGGCCACATTGTTCCGGCAATATTTATCAATTAAATCCGCCCCAGTTCCTGCCTCCGGGAAAGTCCAGTCAGGATTATTCCTTACCTGGAGATACCAGTCTGTGACAACACTCCCCGGATACCAGCCGTTGTAGATATCATGGCACATGTCGAAAAAAGCTTTATAGGCGTTTTCGCCTTCTCCATCCGACGATAATTCCGTAAGATACTTCTGCTTGTTGGAATAAGGCGACACCAAGGCATTATCGTCCAACGGGCTTTCTATAACGCTATCGATGCTTTCGACCTTGCAGGTCAGCAGTATCTGGTTGTAAACCTCGCCTATACTTATGGTAGTGTCTGTAGACGCCACATTATCCGCTCCGAATGAGATGCTGTTTTTGGCGGTATTCAAGGATGCATTTGTGGTCAGCCCGCGCCATGCTATGGCGCTGTCGCTTTTCACGCTCTCCCATGAAAAGATATAGAACTGCAGACCGTCCTGCACGATATGCAGATTAAGGTATTTCAGTATCGACTCCAATACCTTGTCCTGGTACCACACATTGTCTTCTTCGCCGCCTAAAAACAGAAGTTCCGATATGGCCAGCTGCGAAAATATGCCATAGCGGTCGGAGTCTGCGGTCAAAGCTTTGCTGCCGTCGTAATAATACTGTGTGCCGCCGGCTCCGGTGATGTCTATACCTGCGCATGCGCCGTTGAGAATCTCGCCGACAATCTCGCTGAATACACGCTGTCCGGCTTCGGCCTTGATTGCTTCGTAGAGCACGCCCAATCCGCCAACATTACGATATCTGGAGTATTGCAATGCTGAAAGCACGTCGATGCAGGATATTTCCAGTTCGTCGTAAATTTCGTTATATCCCTGCGAATATGTCTGCGGCTCGATAAATCCGGCGAAAACACATCTGTCGCCTTTGAATATATTTACCACGGCCTCCATGCATGATGTGCAGAACAGATCCGGGATAAAGTCGCGGGTCAGCAGACGGATGGTCGCCTGGCTACGCAGCAGGTGGTCGAAAGTATCATTGACACAGCTTTCGATTTCCACAGGGTTGACAGTGAAATATACGCCGCTATTCCCATCGCCTATCTCAAGTTGCCGCACGCGGCTGTTCCCGGTTACGATATGCACCGTAACCGTTTCACCCAACTGAGTTAAAAAACTTCCATAAAGATACATGGCGATTATATTTTAATATTCGTGCGCCGTCCGGATTTGCTTGATATCCGTGTTTCATTTGCCAGCACGCATACGATATCACGACCGGAGGCGCGGAGCGTGCCGCCGATAATCACCGGCTCACCTACTGGATTGAGCATGCCGCGCAGCCTGTCGAGCGGTGCCACCACTTCCGGGTTGCTCGACGCTCCGGCATACTCGCCGATAAGCCCGACAGTAGGACCGCTGACAATGCCGCCGTTGGCAAACGCCGGAAGTCCCTTTACAGCCGAAACCATCGATGTAAGCTGGGCAAGACCCGTGGCGGCGAAAGCGATCCAGCCGAGCGGACCCAATGCCGCACCCTGGGCTGTCGCTTCGGCGTAACCCGAAACCATTGTCGCTATCGCCTGAGCCATAGTTCCGGCAACATCGAGTTCCGGTATCTCCAGGGCATTGCCAAGACCGCTTATCGATGCTCCTAACTGACCTACTGCATCCGCCATGCCTTTTGTCGACCTCCCGGCCTTATCGCCCATGTCGACGAAGGCATCGGACACATCTTCAATAACGGGCTTTATCTTCGCGATATCAGTCTCCAGTGTCGTGTCCAAACCAGGCAATATGTCCGGCCTGTCGGGAACTTCCGGAAACTTGTAGCTAAACTCTATCTGGTGTTTTTTATCTTCGAGTTCGCGTAGTTCCTTATACAGTTCGGTGCGGCGACCGGCATCTACCTCGAAATTCAATTTGGCGGTAACGGTTCTGATCTGATTGTCGAGGTCGGCAATGGAGCCAACGGGCGCATTTTGCCCGGAGGCATTTCCGTTCTGTTCCGGACGCCGCATATCATTGGGACGCGTATCGCTGCCTCTGACACTGAATGTGATTCCGGCGGCTTCTTCCATTGCCGCTTTTATCTGCTCTTTCAGGTGTTCGATTTTAGCGCTTTCCTCCTCTATCATGGCGTCGAACTGCTCTTTCGGAGACGATCCGACAATCTCGATTGGTCCGTACCTTGGTATGACCTCGCCGCCAATTCGCTGATATCTGATTACGCCGGTTGTGGTTTCGCGTTTTTCGCTATGCACCCGTTCATTGCCGGCTTCATCGTAAGTCGCATCGTGGATTTCCTGCTCCTTTTGCGCTATCTGGTTAGCCAACATTCGCGTCCGGGCCTCTATGACCATTTGCCGGCAATACGCCTCACTGTTGGATATAAGCGCGTTATACCAGTCGGCCACACTGGAGAAATATCCCATGGTTTCGCCATAGGTATTATTCATTTCCGACACAAGCCTTCTCTCCTGCTCTTTGGTGCCGTTGAATTCCCTAAGCTTGCCGATGTTGAGCTCGAGCGCGGCACGGGTCTGGGTGAGCGTCGACGCTTCCTGCTGGCGCAGTTGCTCCAGCTGTTCTGCCTCACGCCTGGCTCTTTGCTCCGCGTCGATAAGGTCGTTGGTGGCGTCGGCGGCATCGTCGGTAGCATTAACGAAATATTCAATAACAGCGGTGACTGCCGCGATAGCTATGCCTACACCAGTAGTAATAAGCAACCCGCGCAGCGCAATCTTAAAAGCTGTGGCGCTATATGCACCACTTTTAAGAGAGGCACTGAACACACGTACCATAGCGGCGGATGATTTACTGCTAAGCCCTAATGAAGTCATCACCACACTCCCAAGTTTGGCGCGTGCGGCCACTAAGGTCTGCTGTATATTGAGCTGCTTGAATGTCGTTATAAGGATGGCTGCACTCGAGGTGGTGCTGAGCAGTCCGGCAGAGAAATCGATGTAGGGCTTGGCTGCGGATGTGAAACCCGAAACAACATCGGTAATCGCCGCCCATTGGCTGCGCAGCATAAGGTTTACGGCCTCGCCGGGGCTGCTCATTTCTTCAAAGGCGGCATCCATCGTTCCGGCGCTGTTTACCATGTTGGCGACATTTTGGGTAAACTTGTCGGCCAGCTCACCCTGCAAGGGTATCAGCGCGCGAAGGGCCTCGGCACTGCCGAACAGTTTGCTGTACACCTCCTGCTCCAGCGCTCCGGTAGCCTGGGCGTATGCCTTCACACTGCCATCCAGCAGTTTCAGGAAATTCTGAAAACCTCCGGCGCATTTAATGGCTGCGGCATCGAACTGTATGCCCATGTTGGCGGCCATTTCCGCAGCCTCGCTGCTGGGCTTGACCAGCGCGGTGAATATGGCAGCAAGCTGAGTGGAAACCTCGGCGGTGTTGCCGCTCACTCCAGTAAGAGTGGCGAAGGAACCCAGAAGCTCTTCTATAGACACATCCAGTGTTGCCGCGTTGCCTGTGACTCTCGGCAGAGCCTGCGCCAGCTGCTCGAATGAGGTTACGCCGTTTTTGGCTGTAAGCTGTATTTTGTCCTGAATGTCGGCCGCCGCGCTCCATTCAAGGCCGTAGTTTTTGATAACTGTGGAGGTTACGCCGACAACCTTGTTGATGTCGGCCAGACCGCCCACCGCCGACCGCGCCGAGGTGTTCAGAAACTCTATCCAGTTATTTTCCGGCACGCCGTTGGATATGGTCTGGTAGAGACCGTTGGCCAGCTGGTCGCGGGCTATGGGTATCTCCTTGGCAAGGTCGGCCACTTCGCCTTTGAGCCGATTGAAACCTGCGCTGTTCTTTCCGGCCATTGTGTTGGCCTCGCGCATGGCTTTGTTGAAGTCCTCGCTCTCGCGGGTGATGGCATTCAGTGAGTTGCTGATCTGGTTTACGGCGCTGTCGACGCTTTGCAGCCCCTGAACGGCGGCACTCCAGTTGATCAGCGACTTTTTCAGCGTCTCCGTCTGCTCAAGTGTGGACGCAAAGACAGTGCGCAGACCATTGGCGTCGCGGGCAATAGCCTTGAAGCCTTTGCCGTCGGCGTCCATTCTGAATGTAACTGATATGGTGCTGTCTTTAGCCATGCGGTCTACTGGTTTATCTGGTCGCCAAGGCGGCGCGCCACTTCCTCGAATCTTTTTCGCTTTTGTTCGGCGGTGAGCTCCGGAGCCTCGCTTTCGATATTCTGTTTTTTCTTATCCCACGGCAGCGGCAGAAGCTGCCTGGGTGTTATTCTCTTTTTCACATGTGGCTGTATGATTATCGCTGCTACCGTCCGGGCGCGCTCCCAGGCATCGCGGTTCTGCCCCCGGGACATTTCGCGCCATGCCTTGCAGATGCTTTCAAACTCACCGAAAGTGCACTTGCAGAAATCATCGTACGACATCCCGATACAGCCCACGGCAATGCCTAAGAGGTCGTAGACACCTGCCGGCGTTTCCTTTTTTTTTCACCGGCAACTCCATCGGCCGACTCGGCTCCGGCGCTTATCGCCTGGTTCCACTTCACCATCTCTTCCAGAGAAAGACTGTCGGCGAAGTCCATCAGCGACATGTCGAACGGTATGCTCTCGCGCTTTGCCGCCGAGGCCACACAGCACCACAGATATGTGCACAGGTCGCTGAAACTTGTAGGCTCGATTTCGTTAATCTCACGACCGGTTTCCTGCCTGAAACGCAGCATAGCCCCCATAGTAGGACTACAGGGATATGCCTTGTCGTTTATGGTTATCTCGATGCGTTTCATGCTGGGGTTGCGTCGGGTTCGGGAATTTCGGTGATGGCGCTTTCGTCCAGAATGTCGGGTTCACCGTCGTTTTCGAATTTCGCGCTGTAGGTGGAATCGTCCTGCGCAGGGTCGGTACGGTCCAGAGACGACACCACGAAATCACCTTTGATGTAGGGCTTTTCGCTGTTTTCGCGCTCCATACATTTTAATTTCACACTCTTTCCGGCTTTCCACGCTGCCACCAGAGCTTTGTAGCCTGTTTCGCTCTCGCCGTAGAATACAAGGCCGTCCACCGATACAGAGATGCTCAGCCCTACCACACTCTTTCCTTTCCACAGCCCTGCGGAAATTGGTTTCGAGGCCTTGGGCTTTACCGCCCGGTCTTTGATTTCGCTGGTCATGTTGGTAGTATGGGTGGTACTGTGCCCCACGGCCTTGTCACCGACACATACCAGCATGTCGCTACCGTTGCAGTAACCTTTTTTTGTTGTAGCCATATAGTAAATGTTTATTATTTGTTAAAACCCGATTTATACGCATTGGAATATCGGCGCTGATAACTTTTCACGCCGCTCTATATTTTCACGCAGAACACCAGCTGCTGCACAAAGGCATCGTCCTGGTAGGCTTCCTCGCTGTCGATCAGATAGCATGAGCGCAGACGCATGCCGTCGTGCTCGGCGCTAATATGGTCCAGTGCTGCGCGTACAGCCTCGGCCAGCTCCACACCCTCGCCATATCGTCCGGTAAAGCAGATCACCTCCATCAGTATTTCGTCCGCGCCGGGCAGCCCGCTTTTCTGCGGATTGGACGACAGGGAGGCGCGGCGGTACAGGATATATGGCAATTCGGCACTGTCAGTCGCCACCGGGAAAATCTTGTTGGTCCTTGCGGTCACTTCGGCATCCTCCTGCAATATGGCACGGATAATTGCCCCGGCGCTTAATGATGTTTTAGGTACAGCCATATTTCCTCGCTACTTTTGTTACACTGTCGATTATTTCTTTCCGCAGACTGTCGGTAACGCTGTCGCGCACCTCGTCGGCGGCCTTCTGCAAGAATCCATAGCGCTTCATGCGCCCTGTGGGGTGGCCTTTGCGCGTGCGGATGAAAAAACGTGTCCGGTTCTTTGTGTGCCGGAGGGCTGTGCCCTCCTCCGCCCATATCAACACCGGCTTTTTAAGGCCTCTGCGGTTTTTATGGAATCCGTACTCCTTGCCGCTCCTACCGGCCTTTTTAGTGCCGACAGTAACCCGGAATCCGGCCTTGCGCTTAAACACAATGGCTCGCACACCCCGCTCCAAATCCTTGTCGGAACGGATGCTGCCGCGCAGGTTGTTTATGGCGGTCTTGCGCACCAGGTTAGCCTGGCGGCGAAAGGCCCCTTTGAGGGCTTTCAGCCGCTTTTGGGTATCCATCGCGGCAAAGAGCCGCTGCAGATTAGCGTCGTCGTATTGAAAATCTTTCGCCATAGACTATTTGTTCACACGTTCGCAGACCAGTGTTTTCATGCCGCGGTCGATATTCGGTATAATATTGGTGACAGTGTACTCGTGGCCACCCAACTGCCGGACACGCCAGTTCTCTTTCACCGGATGAGCATCGCGGATGTTGAACTCGGCACGATAGTCGGGGAAATGCTCGCCGACTTCCTCACTGCGGCTGCCGCTCGTTTTCACACGTTCGGCGGCTACTGTGCGAAATTCACGATAGCTTGGAGTGTCCTCCCCGAAACTGCCGGTATCGCTGACAGGTTCCAGCAGCACCAGACTGTACTTCATTCTACCGGCCTGCATCGCCAACAAGTTTTCGGTACGGTTTAACCAAGGTCTGCAGCGAGTCCGGCACCTGATGCATCTGCACGCTGCTGACACTCTCGCGCTGGTTGTACCAGTGCGCGGCCAGCATCATCACAGCGTGCTTCAAAGGTGTGGGGAACTCACCGGCATTGCCTTCGGCCAGCTCCTGCACGCTACGGTTGGTGGCGGTGATTACCGACACCTCGGCTGCTTCCAGCAGGTGCGCCAGATATTCGTCGTCGTCGGCGAAATCGTCGGCTCTAACGTGCTTTTTGAACAGTGCCAGACTCACTACAGCCATATTGGAAATTATGCGCCGGCGGTTGCCACCTTGCCCACCACGAACGCCTCATCGTAGAGGGTGACTGTGGCAAAATGCGAGTTAAGCACGAAGTCGGTCGAATTCTGGCGGAGCAGCGTATAGGGATCGACGGCAATGCTCATAGGGCCGAAGAAACCGGAAGCCTGATAGCTCCAGTCGCCGAAGCCGATATAGCCCTCGCCGATATAGGGTGTTGTGAATATCGGGGAGCCCAGAAGCATGCCGTTCTCTACCAGAAAACGACCACTGCCGGCATCGACCTTCACATCTTCGAGTTCGGTCTTCATGTCTTCGGTCATTACCCAGCAGGGCGCAATGAGCTTGATGCCGGTCTTCGACACACTGGCGCGCATTTTAAGCAGCTCCTTGCGTGTGGGCAGAGTGCCGGCAAAGGATATGAGCCTGTCGGGGGCTGCTGCCGCGACAAACGGGCCCACCACTTTTTTGTTTTTCACACTGCTGCTGTCGTTGGCGTCCTTGTAAGTACCTTCGGTGGTGAACATGGCTTCATTCACAGCCTCAACAACAGCATTGGGCATCTCCTCGCGGACAACAGATTCCACGATGCCCTCGCTCGATTCGAGCTCTTCGCGGGTTACGGGTATAGCCAGGCCGAGCCGCACGGGCTTGGTGTCGAGTTTGGAGAAGTCGATTTTGGCGTCGACAAGTCGCTCACCTTCTCCGGCCCATTGGGCGACGGCCTTGCCGTGACGCGGCCAACGGAGTTTACCGGCGACAAGGCCGGTCATGACTTTAATGCCCACCTTGTCGTATATCAGACCTGCACGCAGAGGCTTGAGCATGTCCTCTTCCTGAACTGGAATTATGCCGGTGTCCTCCACCCCCGCTGTGGTCATCAGTTCGCGCACAAGCACGATGTTCGCCTCGGCCTTCTGGCGCAGCAGAAGTTCGCGGAGTCGCTCGTCGTTATTGCCGGCAGGCTCATCGAACTGCCGCGCCATACTGGCCGCCTG